CGGCATCCATGTTCTTCTTGGGATAGTTAATCTCTTGAGGACGGATGACCGACCGTAGGACTGCCTTTAGCTTGTCCCCATAACCGGAGGCCATAAGGGAGGTGTTAAACACCTTCATGGTCAAATCCGAGTTAATCCAATCTGTTGCTGCTGAGTAATCACCCGATACCCACTCGGCGGACTTATAGAGGTCGGGGTTTCCAATACGGTCACCCAACTTCTGTTCCGTCTCCAGAATCCAGTGTAGGTCTTGCACGTCGAGAGGACGCGATGTCAGGACGAACTGTGGGAAGGTCTTCAAATGTTTAAAGAGACCCTTTTGGTAGAATCGAGAAACGTAGTAGGGGAGGGTCTGACCCTTGGAGACAAGTCGCACCTTAAGAGGTTCCGTGATCGCCGCCATCATAACTGAGGCGGGTTTGGTCACGATCTCACTGTGCTTTGTCTCCTCGGCAATAGACTCAAAGGCTCGGTCGACCACCTCGTCGAGGGGCGGGAGGGAGAATCCTCGGATCTCTCCCACCTTTCCTCTTCGGAGGTCAACCATGCGCAGTAAGTCATTAGACACTCTGCCCCCCAATTCGTTTCCTTTTCCGTGAAATTGCCGGATAAGTTCTGAGCGGGCTCCGCCTTTAGAGCGGGCCGACTCGAACGAAGCCGAAGAACTACCCTCGAAGAGTTTGGGTCGCGGGGGTTTAAAGTCAAGGAGGATGCGCAGTGCGTACCTCCCCAACTCCTTGACCCCTTCCCTTTCTCGTTTCGAGGGTTTTGTTCGTAGGGTAGCAGAGTGCTTGAGCATAGCATCCTGGACAAAAGAGTCCGGGACCCGCATTGCAGCTCGCTTAACCCCCAAAATCATTCCAATCCACAGTCGCGCGTTCACTTTTGTGACCGCATTTAGACGCGACTTCAACAACCTCAACACAGGACCACCCCAAACAAGTGGGTGGCCCTTCCAATCCTCCGGGACCTCCGGAGGTGGGTTCTTCAAGAAGGCGGCCATCGGGTAAGCGGTGAAGTACTTGGCGTACTTCACAAACCTCTTGGCAGGCCATAGTCGAACCTTAGAGTACAGATCCATCTGTTTCTCAATAGGAAAGCTCTCGAAAGAAGGGAAAGAGTCGCCCAGGACTTCCAATGCCGCACGGCAAAGGTACAGTCCGGGCAGAACAGATTCCCCGAGAGCCTTCCACACTTCTGGCGTTTCCTCCACGAATCCGCAAGTCTTAGCACACCTTCTAAAGAAGGACGCGAGACGCGGATTACTCTTCGTGGAGAAACACACGGTGTCCGAGCATTCGGACGCTGCCGCCAGTGTTACCATCTCATCGATCAAAGGCAGGGCCAATCTGGCCATGCTGTTCGTGTTTGACTTATGAGCTCCAATTGTAG